TCCATATTTTGAAGGCGTTAATTCGTTAGTTAGTTTTAACATGGCAAAAAAGACAGAGTTCGTACATGTTGAAAATGCACGTTCTCTTATTATTGGAACTATTGAAAAAAGAGGTGGTCAAACTGTTTTAGGTACTAACTCAGTTGGAAAACCTTTTGTTACTACTAATAATTACGGTTTATTTTCATTTCAAAATGCTGCAAATCAAGGTTTATATAGAATCAGTGTTGCCGAAAACTCAACTCTTTCTATTAATATTTCTGAGACTATTCTTATGGCTGAAACTTATATTCCAACATCCCTTTCTATCCTTGTCAAAGACGACCTTTCTTTAACTGATGTTGTTAATAATAATACTGGAACAGTTGCTACTATTTATTATATTAATAATAGTAATCAATGGATTCCTTTGACAGGTAATGGAACAAATATTCCAGGAGGAACTTTTGACTATACATATGCAGAAGGATGTGTTTTTCTTGTAAATCAGAACTCTCCAAATAGATATATAAATAGTGATGGTGTTACAGTTACGACTTCAACAACTGGAGGCGGTCATCTTTATAATACCCCACCAGCTTCTAGAATAAATTATTACAAAAATAGATTATACATGGCTGACTTTATTCATAGTGGAGTTAGATATAAAAATACTATTCTACGTTCTTCTTATCCATTAGGTATTGTCTGTCTTCTTAATGAAGATATGCCATTAGCCGCCTCTGGATCTACTGTTAAATTAACAGAAACAAAATATATGTATGCAGATTCTGGAGCAAATCAATATGATATTTATAGAGGAAATACCTTAATAACTACAATAACTGTTACTTTAGTTAATGAAGACAGTGTGGTTGCAACTTGGACAGGTACACCTAATCTCCTTGCTTCTGATGAAGTTTGGATTGCGGGCACATTCAACGGTTCAAAAATATTCAGATGGATAAATAACCCATCTACTTCAGGACGTGATGTAAAACAATACGATACTTTTAAACTTTCTGGAGGAGAGAATGATGCTATTACCGTACTTACAAATATAGGAAACGTTATGTTTGCTGCTAATAAAAATTCTATGATCTCGTGGAATGATTATACTTTAGAAAACTTTGATCTTGATGTTGGATGTGTTTCTAGAAAAGGTTATGTAAAAATGATAGGTACAATGTACTTCCTACACTACACTGGTATATATGCAACAACAGGGGGAGTACCACAATTAATTTCAAATAAAATAGAAAAATACATCACGGGTGCAACTAAAATAGGTAAAGAAACTTCTGCTGCAGGAAAGAAAGGAAGAAACATCTTCTTTACTCTTGGAGATGTTACTTTATATAAACCTGATGGATCGATTGATAAAATACTTAAAGATGTTTGTGTCGAATTTAATATTATTCAACAAAATTGGTATGTTCATACAAATGTTAAAGCATCTGAATTTGCTACTTTTGTTGAGGCAACTGATTCTGGAAGATTGGAATTTACGGACACTTCAGGCAATCACGCTGTTAAAGAATTTCTTAATGGAGAAACAGACGATGGATCACCAATACATTTTAGAGTAGATACGAATAAATTAACTGTTGGGGTACAGGCGAATGCTTCTTCAACTCAGGCTTTTGAATATTCAAGCAAACTAATTGCCTTAATGACAGAAGTAGAAAGAGGTTCTGGTATGCAACTTTTTGTGAACTTAGAAAACAACGAAGAATATTATCCAGTAGAGGGTAAAATAACCAAAGGTCTTTCTGTTGTAAAAATAACTGATAAAGATAGTTCCAGAGGTAAACCTCCTTACTGCAGACTTGTAAGTTTGTCTATAAGAGATTCAAGTCCTCAAATTTGTAAATTATCTCGTATGACTCTTGTAACTCTACCAACAACAGATGAAAACATGGATAATGAATAAAAAAATATGGCAAACTCATCAAACCAAAACTATGAATATATAGATCGTCCATACGGTGTGTATATGGATAGATCTACTATTAACATTGGAGATCCAACTTCGTCATCAGGTTCAGTTGATACATCTAGTGGAAATTCTCTAACAAATAACTCGGGATCTACAGAAGAGACCGATGGGAGTATTGACAATGGAAGCGTAGAGACTCAACCAGTTAAAAGTGATGGAGGAATGGCTGATCTTTGGATCAATAATATGATCAGATCAACTAACTGGAAACCTAAAAAAGTCGGTTTTTATATTGATGGACAAACTGGTTATGCTGAATTTACAAACGTTTATGTTAGCGGAAATATTCAAGCGTTGACTGGTCTTATTGGTGGATGGACTATAGGTCCTGATAGTTTATATGGAACTACTACGGGTATCATCAAAACAGGAGCAACTGTAGGTATAGGATCAAATGGAGTTATCATGGATATAGCTGGTCTTAGAGGATATGACTCTGTATTGGGTCTTACTTTTAATCTTCCTACTGATGGTTCTGCACCAACTTTTGCTAGTGGTATTATTAATTACACAACTTTTAATGTAAATACAAATGCGGTTATTAGAACTTCAGCAACCGTTGGAGACGGCACTGTTAGTTCTGCAGGTATATTAATGAATGACACGGGATTTTATGCATGTCAAGCAAGTCAAACTCTTGCTAATGCAAATGTAAAAATACTCATAAATGGGTCAGCGTCTTTTGCTGGAACAATAACTGCTACAGCGGGTAAGATAGGATCTGCTACAAATTACTGGAGTATTGGAGCTAATGGGATCACTGCGACTGCAGGGAACGGCGATGTAATGATTAATTATGGAAAAACAGACTTCGGTCAAGATGCAACTGCTGGATTTATTTTGGGGTATGATTTCTCCGTAACAAAACCTAAATTTGAAATAGGTTCTTCAGCAACCAAAATATTTAAATATGATGGAACAGATTTAACTTTAAATGGAGGAACAATTACTGGAGGTGTTATACAAACAGCATCTGGTATAGGAGAAAGAATGGTAATTACTAGTGCAGACAACACTATTAATTTTTATGATTCTACTAATGCACTTATAACTCAAATGGGAGGTGGAGTTTCTGTAGGCAAAGCAATTAGAATTACTATGAATGCAAGCACTTCAAATGCTATTTTTATTTCATCTACTGTAAGTGGTTATGGTTATTATTATACAAATGCTTCTGACGTGATTAATAGAGGTGCATATATATTTCAAACAAGTAATGGATCAAATAATTCACAACCTTGTATAGAGATAGAACATGATGGTCATTATTATGCTCAATTAATAACGGCAACACATAGTTCTGGAGGAATTTATATAGGAAATTCAGGAGCAAGTCCTAGCTTATATATTAATCACTCATCTGCAGGAACTCCTATATTTATAAATAATACTGGAGGTAACACAAGTATTGAAATTGATGGCCCCACTGGGAATAACAGTGGTCACGGGATAGATTTGGCTTATTCAGCAAATGGATATGGAATAAGCGTTACTCATACTAGTGCTAATAATATGGCAGGTATTTATATATCTAATTCATCTAACTCTTATACTCCTGCTTTGAAAATTGATCATGACACTCTAGGATACGCAATAAGTATTGTTCACACTAAAGCCATAAGTCCAAGTTCTGGTGGTGGTATGTATATTTATAATCACACAAGTAGCACTACAGCTATTGGAGGAATAGATTTTGATTTAAACAATTCTAGTACAGGATTAGAATATGCATTTTCTTTTGATGGAGCAGAAAAGGTTTTTGCTGCAGTGGGTGGAGTACAAGACGCAAAGATAAGAGTTTTCGTCGGAGGAACTCCTTATTATATTCCTTGTTACACTACATAGTGTATAATGTTAGTATTATTAGATTAATTATAAAATTATGGAAAAAGAAGAAGAGAAAGTTATAGATCCTAAAAAAGAGGCAGTTTTAAAAGGAGAGGTTAAAAGACAGATCATTATTGAAACTGATGGTATATCAGTTCATATTGTAAAAGCAGAAGTCGCAAGTCTTATAGAATTCAAGGCAATACTAGACTTAATGACAGAATATGTTGTAAATCAGAGTCAAATGAGTAGAGAG